CTAAATTCTACCCAAGGAACAGTAACTCTAAACTCTGTATAATTGAGCATATGATCTGGAGGGGTTTGTAAAGACCACTCCATTGGAGGTATTTGTTGGTACATAATTATTTATTTAATGCATAAAAAAAGGAGACCCGAAGGTCTCCTTGTATAATATGTGACTGTGATCACATGAGGTTCTTAACAGCAACTCTTCTGTAGTAGCGGTTGCTGTTGACGCGAAGGCGTCCCAGACCCTGAGTGGTTCCTTCTGCGAAAGGATTAGCGACCATGCCGTAGCGGGTCTTAAATCCAATTTTGGGTTGGAAGGTGTCCTCTCCAACGGCGCGAACCATCTGGAGGGGAACGTAGGGGCAGTAGAACAGACCTGCGTCATAAGGTGAAGTACCCTTATAACCAACGACATAATACTGGTTACCGGAGTTGGTTGCTGTGTTAGCAGCAGCCAGGTTAGCAGCATAGGGGTCGATGTAAACGCGGAACTTACCGTTGATGGTTCCAGCAAAAGTGTTGCCAGCGTCGTCAACGTTCAGGTTAGCATTCAGTGCAGGAGTGTAATCCAGGATTCCTGCCATGGTCAGTGCGGAAGCAACGTCTGCGGAACACAGGATCATGTTGCCCTTTCCGCGACGAGTTCTTTGTGCGATTGCGTTCGCATCACGCTCGATTTGGAACAGCAGACCCTTGAACTTCTCAACGCTCCAGCGACCGTTGGAATCAACGTCAAGGTCAAATACACCAGCGGTAGCAGTGTTGGAAACAGCGCCTTGCTCAGCGATCTTGTAGATGGTACGGATAACCTCGCGGTTGATCTCTGCCAGGATCTCTGTGCTAAGGATGTTAGCCAGTTCTGCTTCAGCATTCAGACCATGAATTGCCTTCAGGTCCTGTGCCAGTTCCAGGGAGTATTCTGCTTTCAGTGCTCTTGACTTAGCAGTTACGGTGACTTTCTCAATCGAGAATGCCATCTGGTTGAACTGATTGCCTGAACCATTGCCCAGGTTCTCAGAATCACCAGTAACCATGCCCTGACCTACGTCATAAGCAGTGGAAGTTGCGGTGCCAACAGGGTTCAGAACGGAGGGGTTCGTACCAGACTGTGCAGTTGTACCCAGACCAGCGTTAACGTCTTCGAATCCAGCAGTCAGGTCGAATCCGTCGTCCTGTCCAGAGAATGCAGAATCGGGTTCGTTGAAGAATGCTTCGGAACCAGATTGTGATTCATATCTGGAACGCATTGCGAAGATGAGTCCAGTAGGTCCATTCATTGGCTGAACGCCTGCCAAGTCATATGCGACCAGGTTGGGCATAGAGCGTCTGATCAGTGAAATCAGAACAGGATCAAAACCTGCAACGGGACCAGTTTCTGTTGCACCACCGCCGAAACCACCTGAAGCACCAGCAGCGTTACCACTGTTGGTTGGGGTTTCCATCAGGTTAATACCTGAGTTAAATGCTGATTCCTCTTTCAGGAATTTTTCTTGGTTTTCTAGCAGGACTGCGGTAACTGCTCTTCTGTGTGAATCTTTGATTGAATCAAGACCCTCATAGTCGAGAAGGGGACTCCACTTTTCCTGCAGATGTTCAGATTGAAACATTTGCTTTTACCTTAAAGATTAGTTGTTTGTTTGAATTCTATAAAATTCAAGAATTTCTAAAAGCACCAAGTGCTCTCATGTAGGACTCCATTCCTGTCGAAACAGGTGCATCGGTAGTGTCTACACCCTCAGAAAGGGTTTGAGGCGCTGCTGCCTTAGTCGCGGGAGTTGTTCTTGCGAAGTATGACTCCTTCAGAGTCTCCAGCTTTTCACGATATTCTTCTTCACTTTCAAACTCAACACTTTCGGCAAGTGAAGCGAGCTTCTCTTTTTGGGTCTGTGCAAGACCTTCAGAGATTTCGTCAAGAATAGAATAAGCAGTTGACTCAGCAAGTCGCTTATTCAGATGAATATTCTTGTCGATTTGCTCATTGAGCTTGGTCTCCATTTCATCAAGTTTTTCTACCATACTTTCAAGTACATCATATTTTTCTTCAGGGATTGTTACATAATGTTCTTCAAAAAGACTCTTCATTCCGCCAAGGAATGACTCAGTCATTTCAGTCTTAAGACCTGCCTCAACAGCAAGTTGATTTTCTACCATCCACTCTTCGCAGACGTACTCAAGATATGCATCGACTCTTTCGGTCAGTGCTTCTTTAAGACCTTCCTTTTCTTCAGCAAGCTTTTCAGCATACTGAATTTCCAGTGCTTCTTGGATTTCAGTGATTTTAGAATTAAGGGCTGCTTCAAAGATTACTTTTGCTTTCTCTTTGAATTCTTCGGAGAGTTCTTCACCGCCAAGGAGCGCGTTAACATCTTCTTCGATGTCAATGCCATCTTCTTCTACTTCTTCTTCTTCAGCGACAGTTTCTTCAGTCTCCAGTTCTTCCTCTTCGAGGGATTCCTCTTCGACTTCGGTCTCTTCACCGTAAGTGTTCTTCTTAGTAGAATCCATTGGTTCGGCTGCTTTAGCACCCTTATTGACTACGTCATAAACGGTCTTGATCTTGGGTTCTCTTAGCTTAGCTGAATCGTTGGTGGGGCTGTAATTTTCTGGGGTAGGACCTCCCAGATCCTCATAAGAACCTTGACCAGGGGTAGAAACTGGTGTTGCGGACTTAGAGGTTGCCTCAGCTGGTTTAGCGTTAGCATTCACAGCAGTTTTTGATTGCTCCATTTCTTGTAACTCCGAAAATTAACCTTAATTAATCTATATTTATTTATAAATCTGATATTTCCGATACTTATCAAAGATTGTTCAGAAAATCATTGAACAGATTAATTTTCTGCTCGTCAAGTTGTTTCTGTGAAACAAGGGTATTGATGGTCTTATATGTTTTAGCGACTTCTGCCTCTCTTAAGATGCCACCATCCCATACCCAATCTTTTCCTTCCATAATTCCTTCAACGAAAGCATCCGGTGCAGAAGGATCTGCTACAATATCTGCAGCAGTCGAAAGCATAAAGTCATCACCAACAATATTTACTCCTTCCCTTGTCTGCTTTAGAGATCCAATACCTCTAGATGAAACACCAAGTTTCACTCCTTCACTGATAAGGGATTCGGCAATCTTGCCCATTGGAGTAGATAAGATTTTTGCTTTACCGATGAAGTTGGTTCCGCTCTCTTTAAGAGAAACAATCTTATGACTGACACGATCCAAGTTGACGGTGGGTCCATCTGGATGTCCGAGTTCACCAAGTGCTCGTCCTGACTGAACATGGTTTTCGTTGTATCTTTGGACTTCCCTTCTTAGGGTTTCCATAGGATACATTCTACCATTTCTATTTTTTAAATCTCCTTGAAGGAAGACGCCTTCAATATAAAGGTTCTTCTTACCGTTGCGTTCTTCAACGATAAAATCGACAGTTTCGATTTCTTCTCTGATGAGTTTCATTTTACTTCAGGATACTTGTACTTGTTGGATGTATGCTTTGCCAGTTCCAGACTCTGATTTAACAGCAACCTTGATTGACTTTCTTAGTTGAGTCCAGTTATTGGGATCAAAAGTGTCTGTTACTGACGATGAATCATGATCAACCACAATTCTTGTATTAAAATATCCACCAACGTTACTTGTATTGTTGATAGATGATACAATTTTATGAGTGAAATCAAAATTGCTTTGACCGGCAGTTAAAGTAACTGCTTCACCTACAGCAAAAGGAGAACCTGTTCCTTCTGGAAAATCAATCGTTGTTGTAGTTCCAGTAGTAATCCCAACAACTCTTTGTGCTGCGGGAAAACCGATAGCAATTTCAGACGCATCAGTACTAGAAACGTAGAAGTTCTCGTTTGTAGCAGTAGGGTTAGTTCCAATTGCAACATAACAACCAACAGTTTCCGCTACAACTCTAATGTTCTCAGTCTGCTGACTAATAGCAGATGTGCGAGCAGAAGATGTGCTGGTACTTACTGTTGAATTAATACCTACTGGTTTGATTGCCATTATCTTAAATTACAAGACTTATATAGAATATTTATTATTCTTCTGTTTCCACTTCATCTTCCTCTTCTTCCTTTTCTTCTACTTCAGACTCTTCCGAATTATCAAAAATTGAAGCTGCGACTTGAGGTCTGATCGAAGTGATATTTTCTGCTGATTTAGCAAAAAGAATATCTTTAATTTTGTCGCTGATTTGAGCAGGTGACTCATCAGCAACTAATAAATCCATTAATTCTTCCATTTTGTATGATACAATTTTCTTTTAT